TGATGGTGTTAAATATCCATTTTTTACAGCAAATCCTGTTGCTGTTGGGCCTACTCCACCTGAACCATTTTCGGCACTTGATGAATTTGCAAAAAGTTGATATGTTGGCGGTGAACCATCTGCATTTACTGGAAACCCACGCATAAAATCAACAATAGTCCAACTTCCAGTTGTTGATGAAGCTTTATACATTACCCATTGTGGTTCATATCCTAAACTTACAGTAGTATTACCACTTCCATCAGTAGTAAACGACCCACAAGTAATAACATTGTCTGTACCAGTTAATCCAAAGCCTCCTGCGTCATGGGCGAAGATATACGCCACATATGTGCCACCAGAAGCGTTGACGCTTGCGTCAGTGCCAAGGCTAAAGACTGCGGATGTGGGGGTTGTTGAGTTCCACCATGTTGCGCCTGTGGCTGCCGCCGCTGTGGTGTTTAAAACAAGGTATTGCGTATTGGCAAGGCTGCGGTGGTAAACAGCCCAAGCTGCCGTTGTGTCTGTGCGCTTGACAATAATACTTCCCGGAACTGAGCCGAGTGAGTGGGCAATTGTTGTATTAGAACCCGTCCCCGTATAAGTCACAACATCAAAAAACTTAGGTTTTTCTCTTAATGTCCATGAAACATAAGTTGACGCACTTGTGTTGTAATCAGTATTAGCACCAACAGTAAATCCCGTTGTACCAAATGCCGTTAAACCAGTTGTATCTGTTGTCTGTGCCGCTGTTGTATCGCTAATCAATGCTTTTGTAACACCACGAACTGTGTCAGTTAGTTTGTGGTCAGTTGCCCCAGAACGTGATTTAATCCAAGTAAGTCCACCATAAGTTGATGTATCAATGTTGTTTGTGATTGTTTGTGCAGAGCCAGTACCAGTATATAAATAGGTACTAAACACATTCTCGATGTAATTTATTACAGGTGCTACCCCACCACCGTAAGCGTCTGCACTATCATTGCCTTGTGTATCTAGTAATGGCATATTAAGTCTTGAATTGGGTTAATGACATGATGACCGTATAAGTCGCACTTGCTGTTTTAATAATACTGCCACGGTATACATCAAGTCCTGACGCATTACCCGCAGTAGGCGCACCACTAATCCACTTAGGCGTAACCGATGTGCCGTCAATCGTGACTGCGCTGTTATAGTAAGCCGTAGTCCCTTGTGTGGTCACCAAAGTAAAAGTAACTGACTGACCCGTAGACAATGCCGTATTTAAAGATGTTCCACTAGAAAAAGCAATGTTTAACGTCCAATTGTTAGCGGCGTTTGTTGTGTAATATTGAACACCACCTGATTGGATATAAAAGTTAGTCGTAGAAGATGGTGCAGATGCGACTACGTTAACTGTTTCATTTGCGTCTAAAATTGTTAGTGCAAATGTAGATGATGAACCGTTAAATGTTTGGGTTGCGGTAAATGTGTTGGCTGTAGATAAACTAACACCTACATTTGTTGGATTTAATAATTGAAACCGAGTCCCATCGTATTCAATTAAATAAACTTGACCACTTACAATATCACCAGCAATCAATGCAGTTGAACCTTGTTTGGTAACGTTTTTAGCACCCAAACTGTTTATGTTAATTGTGGTTGCGCCTGTATTGGTATTAACCGCAACAAATGAAAACAGATTTCCTGTGGCATAAGCGGTAAGGGCTGGCGCCAAAGTACCCACCAATGTGTCTGTGCCTGTGACCGTTGCAATGGTTGTTGCATTTGCTTGCAATTGCCCATATTGAGCCGCATCAGTTGTTGCAGAACCCGCACCTAAACCTGTTATTTTGTACGTCCCCATTGGGATGTTTGCTGTAGGTGTTGTCTGTCCGTCTTTGGTTAAAGCTGTGGTCAGTCCAGTAGCCAAATCAGTCGTCAGCAAATTAAATGCTGTGCTAGTGATGGTTGTGCCTGTAACAACGGGTTGACCCGCTGTGTTGATATTGAATGTACCCGTGCCGTTGTAACTCATTTTGTTTCCTTAATTATTGGTCAATATTTTGGCCAATTGTTGAGCCAATACCCGTTTGAGTTTGCGTTGATCGTTGATTTAAAGCACGAATCAAGGCCGCTGTTTTATCTATTTCTGCTTTACCTTGAGAACCTCTTAACAATAGCATTTTAGCCAATTCGTTTCTTGTTGTCTCAGGCATTTGATTGATGACTTGACCAATTCTGTTTTTGATATTTGAAGCCTCACCCGCAGCCGCCAAAGGGTTGCCAGTTGCTACATTTGCCATTGCTTTGCCCGCAAGAATTGTGGTCGGCATTACGCCCAAATCTTCAGCGCCAGCTATTCTAGAAAAAGTTCCAGAACCTCGACCCACTTGCTCCAATGGCTTTAATCTAGCTTCTTTGGATACTTCTTGAGCAAATTTTTGATAATTATCACCAAATATTTCTTTTAGTCTGTTGCTAGTAGTGGGTTCTTTCCACATTTTTAGCAAAGAAGTTTGACCCGCTTCTGTGCCAACTTTGTCTTTTAATGATTGCAATGCGCCTATACGAAAAGCCTCTAATTCGCTTTTTGACATATTACCCATGAGATCAGACAAAGCAATATCGTCTTGTTTCATGGCTGTTCTGCCCTTATTAACAGCGTTGGCTAATTGTGATGGGCCAGCGTAGGCATCCAAGGCTTGACGGTAAATTGAACCACTTTCGTTTTTAGGCGATAGGGCTGAAAGTTTGTTTGTCAATGCCACTCGCAAATTATCATATGCTGTGCTTGTGTTGGTTGCTTTGCTAAACTCGCCACGGGCTGATTCGCCCATGTCATAAAGTGATTGCTTAACAACATCCAAAACTTTGAGAGGGACATCATCGCCCGCTTTTAACTTAGAAATATCAATAGGCAATTGTCTATTCAATTGCGTTAACAATTCGGCTTTACCATGAGCAGAGGTTGAGGCTTGAATCAATGATTGCAACTCAGGATCAATTTTGACCGATACATTTTCAAGCTGTTTGTATAAAGGTGCAGAAGTGGCTTTTTTAGTCGCATCCAATGCTTCTAATGTGGCTGTAAAACCCTTACCTTGCGTGCCTAAAGCCTCATCTGCTGCGTTAATAAGGCGCTCGGGTCTGAATGTTTGTTGCTCACGAATTCTGCGTTCCACCATAGTTTTAGCTTGACCTGGCATTGAGGCCAACACATCCAATTGAGCCAAAGCACTTGGCCCACCACTTTGCGCTATGCTTGCATTAGGGTTTAACCCCATTTCACGGGTCACACGGTCTAAAACAGCATTTGCACCATCTTCACTTGATCCACGTTGCAAGGCTTGTGCTAGTTTGATTCGTGCCGCTTCTTTAGCACTTTCAGGAATATATCGTTGAGCAACATTGCTCCCCACGTTATAGATGCCTTGACCTGTGCCTGATAGAACACCCCCTGCGGCAGTTGCAATCGCTGCTTTTTTTGCAACATCTTCAGCAAATTTGATGGGACTAATTGCAGGGTTTATATCGGAAGCGCCAACGGCAGAGATAGTACCTTGTGTACCCGCCATTTTTGCAGCCATTGCCATTTTTTGCGCTGCTGACAATGCTTCGGCTGTTTGTACGGCTTTGCTTGTCATTCCCAAAGGGGTTAGCAAAAGAGGCAAACCACCAACTAATTCGCTAGTAAATGCGGTCTTAGGGTTTGTTTCCCTAAATTGCTCATTTACGCCTTTGATGTAATCACGGGTGTTGGCATAAGCCTCAGTTGGTTGAGCTTGTAAGCCACGCTGCAAAATGTCTAAACCCGCTGCACCTACACCAGCAATTTTAGGAGCAAAGTTAAAAGTTAAACCTTGCGCTGCTGACAAAGCCATTTTGCTTGGCATTGACAAATCAGATTGTCTTCCTTGTTTCATTGCAGCGGATTCAACTTCTTGATCTACTGCGGGCTGGGAAGCCCTTAATTCCATTCTTGATTGAGGCTGAATTATTTTTGCAATTGCAGAATTAACTTGATCGTCCGACATAGTGACGGGAAAGTTAACTGGCCCATAATTGGGTATCTCAATGGTTTTAAATGCTTCAGCCATTATTCAACCCTTCCCGTTGCTGGGTTGTAAGTAGGAATTCTTGACTTGCCCGCTTTGGTCATTGCATTGCTCATGCCCGTTTGAATTGCATCTCTAAACCTAGACATTGCACCTCTAAACGCATCAGGGGATTGTGCTGTTGATGCTTCTGTCAATGCGGCTGTGGCTTTTGTTCCCTCAATCTCGGATATAGCGCCAGTTCCCTTCATGCGTTGAACAGCTTCAAGGAAAGCACCACCTTTAACTTGGTCATACAGCGCTTTAAAGTCAGCACCTTGTGAACCGCCTTGGAATGGCTTGTATTCAAATGGTATGGCTGTTCCAACAACATCTTTCAAACCTTTGTGTTCAGGCATAATGACGTTGCCTTGTGCATCTTTTGCACCAATCATTTTATCAATTGAACTAATTAAAGTCTGCCCTTGTTGCATTACTTGTGGCAATCCTTGTGCCGCAATTTGTTGTTCTTTCAATTGAGCAACTTGCAATTCTTGTTGAGCTTTTGGAGACAAAGCAGTAGCCAAGGCTTGATTAGGCGATACAACGGCTCTAGGTTGCATAGGTTGTGTTTGAGCTAGGGGCGCTTGAACATTGGGCTGTGGAGCAATTTGCGCTAAAGGTTGCGCTACAAGTTGCGTTTGTTGTGCAACAGGTTGTGTTACGGGTTGATTTAGCTTTGGCACGCCTCCCGCTTTGATTCCAGTATCAAAGAAAAGTTGTGCCCCACTAATTCCAAGTCTTGCCGCCTCATTGTTAAGAGTAGCTTGTTGATTTGCACTTAATCCAGTAAATGCACGATCAGAAAGTTCACGATCTTGTTTCAATCTTGCTGTAGTGTCTGCGCTAATTGCGGGCACTAATAATGAGAAATCTTTACCACCACCAGCGCTGAACGCTCTCAAACTATCAGGGGTAAAGGATGCTGGGTTAACATTACCAAAAGGAGATTTAGCATTGGCCTCAAACAATTTTGCATATGTTGTTGGGTTATATGCGGCTTCACCCTCTTTGAGTACTATTGGCGCTTTTGGTGCAAGTTGGCTCATGTACATATTCATGGCTTGTTGTTGCATACCAGGCGTTTTAAACTCGCCAATCAACGATGGATCAATTGTCCCCGCTGCTCTTGCGGGCATAGCGGGCATTGTCATCGCCTTTTGTTGGTCAGGCATCATCTGAGCAAATGTTGGCGCAAGATTAGGATTATCCGCAAAATCACTTGCAGTTGGCTCTTGTTTGATTTCAGGAGTAGCTGATCTGCCTTGCAAACCTTGTATCAATTTTTGAATATCCGCAGATGTATCAGCACGATATTGCTCACCCAAGGCTTTTTGTTCTGTTTTTAAACCTTCTTGATTTTTGTTTGATAAGTACATTTGAAGCACTTTAGCCAAACCTTGAACAGGGCTGATTGGGGCTTGAATGCCTTGATATGAACCCGCTTGAACAGGCTCAAATGCTTGTTGTTGAAGAATCTCAGCCATTTTCTGTCTGCGATCCAAATCTTGCTGTTGCAACTGATAAGGGTTTGCAACATTAAATTGTTCGTATTGATTAGCCATGTTTTTACCCGTTTAATAAACTGTAATTGACCATTTTGTATCCGCTTGGGTGCATTAAAACAGCTTCAGGCATAACTTTTTCAACCTCATCAGCCATTACACCTTGTTGACGTTCACCCAAAATATCATATTCATAAAGACCAATTCCAAGTTTGTGTGTGCCAATTCGCTCAATGTTTGATTTCAATTTTCGGTCAGAAAATGAACCAGTTGGTGCACCCGCTGCTGCACCCGCAAGGCTAAACAATCCGCTTGTTGTGGCATTAGCACCTGATTGCTGAATACCATATCTTTGCATATCAGCCGCACCTTGTGCTTGTTGACCCGCAAATATGGGGGCTGGGGTAATATTGGTCGGGCTATATCCTTGGAATTGAGGCATTTGCAATTGTGAACCACTCATCAAGCCCGTAATCTCATTTAAAGGTTGATTGCGTAATGCAAGTTGTGTTTGTAAACTTTGATTAGCAGCGTTATTTCCAAATTGCGCCCCACCAAGATTTTCGTTATATTGTTGGAGTTGGGCAGCGTTAGCCAATTGTTGTTGAAGTTGTGCAGCATTTTGATTTTGTTGAATTGCTGCATTTGCCGCATTAGATGCCGCCATGCCTTGACCAAAGTTTTGAGCTATGGCTTGATTAGCGGCTTGTTGATTTTGCAAATTAGCACCAAAACTTGCCAATTGTGCTTCATTTCCAAATTGACCAGATTGTAATTGCTGATTGAAACCTTGACCTTGAGCCGCATTTTGCGCTTGTTGTGTAGCTAAAGCATTTCCAAAGTTTTGTTGTGTCCCAGTATTTCCATATTGACCTGATGCCAAGGCTTGATTAAATGCTTGTTGATTCGCAGCTGTATCTAAGTTAATGCCTTGCAAAGCAGCTTGAGTTAACAAATCATTTTGTTGTTGGCTTTGATCTAGCATAGCGTTTTTATATGCCTCACCACCCGCCACTAAACCTTGATTTGCTAAATTTTGAGCAGTAAATTTTTGTTGGCGTTCCAATTGAGGAGCAAGCCTTGCCAAAATTGCTTGTTGTCCTGTTGTGCCTACATTTACAGGCATTGTGGGAAGTTTAGATACATCTAATTTGTTACTAGCAAGATAATCGGTAGCTTTTAAATCGTTATTGATTTTGCCAATGTTTTCAATGGTTTTTTGTAAAGTTGGAGCTGTAACCCCTCCTGTTGCAGAACCAAATTTATCACCTGCAATTGATGAAGCAGTACCATAACTAAACAAATTAGGAGCACCTGTTATTTTTCCAGAATCAGGTAGCGCAGTAATTGTTGAAGGGCCTGTATATTTAAACGGTTTAGCAATAATATCTGATGCAGTTGTTAAACCTGTTTCTCCAAGGCTTGCCAATCCTTGTTGAACTCGTTGTTGTGCATCTAATGTGTTTTGTGCTGTTTTGGTTAAATTTTGCGTAATCGTTGGTTGATTTGTTATAGGATCAAACGTAACAGTCTGACCACCCAACGGGCCACTTACATTGGGATTGTTTAAATAACCTTGAAGAAGCGCTGTTTCTTTATTCGCTGCGCCTTGAGCAGTAGCCGCAGCCGCATAATCAGGCGTTGCTGGTGCAGATGGTTGAGGGCATAAAAAAGACATATTTATTCCTTAAATTCGTAAGTTTCGCCTGATGGCTCATAGTTTGCTCTTTCAAGCAAAGCACCTAAATTTTGACTTTTCTTGTGGCTAATCATTATTTGACTAACGCCATTTACTTTGAGCATTTGCCCAGATAACTTCAATAGCTTGCAAATCCCTAAACCACCTCGATGATCTGGCAATACATAATAGAAAACATCCAACGCTTGCATTGCGCCATAAAAAGGCGATCTAAACACCATAAATCCCGCATGACCCGCCAATTCACCCGTTTCAGTACGCAAGGTAAAATATGCAAAATTGCCTGTTTTTTCTAACTCAATCATGCCACCTAAATCGCTTCTTAGGTTTGCACTACCATAAAGCTCAGACCAATGCTTACCAATAAGCACAACCGCTTCGGCTGAAACATCTGCAAATTTTTCCATCTTTGCAATCATATGCCAGCCCATCCTTGTTGGAAAACAACATCGGTTGAAGCCCACTCAATTTGCAAGCCTTGTGAAGCTGATTTTAGCTGAATCCCAGCGCAGTAGCCAATGCCTGTAACGCCTTGCCAATTGTTCGTAATAATTGTCCCACCCGCCCACAATGAGTTATCCCATACAGATGTATCCCACAAACCGTAAGTGGTAGAACTAAAATTTAAACTTCCTGTGGTATCTGATACATCAAAATCCACATTTATGCCAACTAAAATAGAAGGAGTCCCATCTGTAAAAATAGATGGTCTTGCTCTTGTAAAGTATTTCTTTACGCCACGGCTTTCATAATAATTGAACGCTTGCAAAGCAATTGCATTGATGTCGTTTATATCATCAACATAGCCATCCCACGCTAAACCAACAAAACCATCACCACCAAAATAAGGATTGTCGTTAAATGTTTCCCAACAATTAGCGTCCCATCCAGTAAACTTTGTCCATGACTTTGTAATGGTGTTCATTACAAATTGCTCTTGTACACCAAGGCCAACAGGCACATTGATCCACAAAGCATTGTTTTTAGCATGATAAAGCAAAGCCCAACCAAATGAATCTTGGTATGCAGTTGTGGCTTCGGTAATCGCACCTTGTATTTTGTCTGATAAGTTAACTCTTGGATCAAGTCGGCTTGATTGCAAAGCTGAAGCCAAGGGCAACAAACCATCTAAACTCAAAATTAATAGATCACCACCATACTTATACAAACAACGCCTAGAAACGGGCGCTCCTAGCTTCCAAACGCCCGCTAATGCCCAAGTGCTTGCAGATGATGGGTCTGTGCCTCGATAGACAATAATCTCACCCTGAGACGTTACAAACACAAGGTTATCATCTACGCCATAACCCGCATCAATTGTCCAAGCACTCATGGAAACAATGTATCCACCCATTCGGGCGATAGAGCTTAAATCTAAAACCTCGGCAGCACCACCAACCGAATTGGTTGGCAAATACCATGCTTTTAGGCTTTCTTTTTCAATAAACCAAACTCGGTTTTTAAACAACGTAACATTGTTAAATTTGTTTGTAGTGATACCTGTGATTGCAATGGGTGAGCTTGAAGCGTTAATACTTGACCATGTTGTGCCGTTATAAAGCAATGGGTCATCTACGCCATTGCAAGCATAAAGGTAACTACCACCAGCTGTTGTGACGTTGATATGCTCAAAACGGCTGTTAGATAATCCCGTTCTTTCAGCAGCGCCAACAGCACCGCTAGTTGTGCAATTGTAAATTTTGCCATCAGCAATACCAAATAACTTGCTTACTGTACCCGTTTCATAAGCCATTACCGTGTCAACTTGACCCGTGATACCTGTTGACCATTTGCTGTAACCACCTCGCAAGTTAACACTTGAAACAGTTGGAAAGAAATTAGTCATCGTCACCGCATCAGTTGGTGACATATTAGCCAATGAATCCCTTACATTCCAACCCCCAACAGGTGCGGGAATGCTTGCAACATTAGCGGCGGTTCTTTGGGCAATTTTTGGCATTACGGTGATGCCCCATAACCACTATCTGGGATGTTGTCGTAGCCCACCAAAATAGTGCCTGGCCTTGGTGCAAAGGATAAATTAGCCGCAGACATATCCAAAGCAATCGCCGCTTCCATTTCTTCTAAAAAGTTGCGATACATAGCTGTGGTGTCAAACCCTTTGGCCTCAAAATATTTGAGTTTGGTGCATAGCACCATTAAACGATCAGGATAGATGCAAGTATCAGAGTCGGCAGTAAACGATGTTTTTGGTACATCGGCTGTACTATTTGCCCAAGAATTTGAACGGTATTCATAGCCTAAAAACTCAGCATTAGAAAAGCCAGGCCAAATTTGAAAATACTTGCTAAACAAACGCCACCGAATTCGAGGGCCAGTTGCAATGTAACCAGATAGCAACCATTCCCATTGTTGAGCATCTTCAGGGCCTAGCATCTCCCAATGCTTATCTTTATCCCACATTGTTCTTGGAATAATGGCTTCGTAATCGCTAGGAAACGCATACTTCATTTTTTGAAAGTAAACGGTTGCACCAGTTCCAGAATCAGTTGTTTTTCTGTCTATAGTGACAGATGTACCAGAATCAACCGTTGAGATGAAAGTGTTTTGGTCAATCCCAGTACCAACCACCATATACGTGCTATCTAAACCAGTTGTAGATGGGATTCCAGTAATGGATGTCCCACTACTGCTCCATGTGCCTGTTGTGGTTAGATATTCAGTATAAAACTGTTTTTGCTTTGTAAGTGTTCGCCAAGGATGTTTACGCAGAAACTCATATCCACTTGCATTCATTAAAGCAAGAATTTGGATAATATCTTGATTAGTATTCCCAGCAACACTTGTCGGTGTTGTTACGCCTAATTCATTTGTAACTTGCTGCACTAACTGGAGCATAGTGCTAGACATAATTTACACCTCTTTTTTAGGACGCCCTCTTGTTTTTTCAGACAACAAGGCTTTCATTTGCTCTTGTAATTCTTTCAATTCAGAACGGGTTTGCTCTAATTCAAATGAATTCTCACTTTGATTGCGTCTAAGCAAATATGCTCTTGCTCTTTCACGCAATCCAACACCACCCATACCTACACGTTGCAATTGAGCATCGCTTGCCGTAGCAACTTGCTCAACTGTTTGAAACTTTAGAATTTGCAGTTCAGCCATTTGACTGTCTGTAAATTCTTCAGGGCGATCTAGATGCCAATTTTGCAAAGTTGTGCCAAT